ATGCAGAAAAAAACTTGCAGAGGACAATTCTGGCCCAAAGTAAGAAGACAGATCTGGGCAAAAGCCCAGGAACTCTTCCAAACAGATGAGGCACGAACAATGGGAGACGATTTCAAAGGCATCACAGCTGAACGAAGCGAACTCAGAGAAGGCGGATATTATGCGACAGCAAAGACTCTCGTTCTAACAGAAGTCAACCAGGACAAGAAGGAGCTGCAACGATCGGAGGAGACTGAACATGCCACTCACTAAAGATGGCAAACAGATCTGTGACGGCTGCGGCAAGAACATTGACGAACAGCTTGGCGGCTACTATTGCCCAGTTTGCGGAAGACTCTACTGCAACGAATGCGAACCAGACCACGAACTAGTAAGGATCCAGGTGCGAGAGAACGGCCCTGATTATAAGAAGTTCACAGACATGTGCCCCACGTGCGCCCTGGAATGGCGAAAGAAAAACGCGAAAGTAGGGACTTTAGATGGCTATCTTCAAGCGCAAGCACCTTGACAAGATCCTTCAAGGCAGAAAAACGCAGACACGTCGCACTCACAAATATGAATGGAAAGTAGGCAAGACCTACGGAATCCGCGACAGAAGGTTCGACAAGCCAACAGCCAGAATCTTGATCACCCGCAAGTTTCGACAACGACTTGGAGACATCACGTTAACAGATGTTCGAAAAGAAGGCTACGAAACCCTAGAAAACTACAAAGAAGCTTGGGAAGAGATCTATGGCCAGGGGTCTTGGAACCCTGAACTCGTAGTCACTGTGTACGAATTTGTCCTCGACGCCAAAACAAGTAAACTTTCGACTGCAGGAGAAAACCGCAGACTCTAATGAGTTGAGCAAGTCTCTCCAGACTTGCGCCCTCAATCTTCTTTCTATAATCTTCAGTCCGCCCATACGGAAGATCATAAGAGAAGTTCTTCAAGAACCGCGGATGCCTAGACTTCAGGAAAACATCCCTTATTCTTCGAACGTCCAATGATGAAAGCGATTCAACCTTACCTTGTACGTACTTCAAGCTGCCTAACATCTCAATATTGAAATCCAAATCCTTCAGAACCGCAAGGATCCTCAACGCTTCCTTCGACGGCTCCTGCACAGCAACTCTTTGCATGCCAGCCTTTTCTGCGAAAGGATTATACTTCGCCATCACCGCCGACATTTCGACGCACTCCGTTCCGGCTAGTGCCAAAGTTTCTCTGATCAATTTCGCTCCAAGCCCCATAGTACGGTATTTTGGGTGCACAACAACACGGCTAATATTACTGAGTTTTGCGTTCACTTCTTTCATTCCGGTCTTCGGCAGCATCAGCCTACGCCCAAAACACGTTGACGGAGGATAACTGTAGACAATTACGCCGCATGTTTCATTCCAACATCGCTTCAAAACAAAGATTTTCCTCGGCGCCGGCACCCGGTGACTACGATAATGAAAATGCGCGAGGGCTCGCCAATCACTCATCGAACCTTCTTCAACACGCATTTGCTTCAAGAGACTACATTCAGCAGCTCGAATATTCCTGTGATATTTGACCTCGATCTCTTCTCCGAACCGCTTATGAACATGAACATTCGGCTGCAGGTCCTGAAAAAGATCTCTATGAGTAGTGGCTGCCAAAACAGTCCTGCCCTTTTGCCTGGCACACTTCTGCAAATTGAAAGCCACGATTCTTGCAGTATCACGATCCAAAGTCGCAGCAAACTCGTCAAGAATCCAGAATTGAGCCTCACTCTCCAAGAGCTTCGCAATCTTATACCGGTATTTCTGACCATCACTCAACTCCTTGAAGGACCTGAGAAACAGAAACGCATCCGACAAACCCACTTTACTCAGGAGATCCAGACCCTCTTCAACGGTCCTGCCAACTGTCTCAATCAACGGCTTATCCAGGTCCACGTCGACGTCTGCAATATCAAGAGCCTCAGCACCCAGATCCTGCTTGACAGCTCTCAACAATACGCTTTTGCCGCTGCCCGAATCTCCGGTAACGTAGACAATATCTCCCGCGTGTACCTTGAGCTCGCAGTTCAGGACCGTGAACTTGTGCTCTTCATCGACGCCAAGCCCGAAGGCCTCAGCAACGACCCTTGTTCTCGGAGTCAACTTCACAGCTGTCGAATAGCTTATGTTGAAACTGAATTTGCCCTGACGTCTATCGTACGTTCTCCGGACCTGGTGAACATGCCAAGACTCACGTCTACAGGCCCTGCTTGTTCCAGTCACTTTTCTTTCAGCCTGCTTACGCCTAAGCCGATCCAGATGCACCTTACCCGTCCTCATTCATAGTTCCCTCTACGACACATTGAAACTGACAAAAAGAGAAAGATAGAAAAAAAGGGAAAGAAAGACTAAGTTGTTTTTGCCGGCACGATCTTAGCGATTGTACGTCGGAACACCTGGATCACAAACAACAGGACAACGCCATACGATATCGGGATGAACTGTGCCACCAGAATCATCAGGGGTTCATAGTAGAAGAAGGTCTCCCCGAATTTCTGGACGCTGTAGGTATCGTTCTTTTTCAGGACGTTCTGCATGAAACCGCTCAGAGTGCCATCAACTAGCGTTGCCAATAACCCGACAAACGCCGGGTTCTCAAGAAGTTTGTCCAAGCCATTCCCCAAGTTTCCTAACGCAGAAACCTGGATCACACCGCCCCAGATCAAGGCCTCAACCACCAAGAAAACGGCGGTCACAGTAATGATCAGCAGGGCAAATGTACTGTTGATTTTCTTCTCCGCCATTAAATCACCTCCATTATCGAGAAAAGCGCTGGCGGAACCGAAGCCCCATTAGGAGAAAGGAGATGCGAAAAGGAGTCGATTCCGCTTTCAGCCCTATACATGACGTCCGATCAGAACGCCCGTAACTGTACCGATCAAACCAGTGATCGCAGCAAAGATCTCACTATTCCACACACGCAGAACAACAAGATGCGCTATCTCAAGCGCCACGAGACAGCCTAACACAACAAAAGAGAATTTGACGAGCAAGACAAGCTTCGGGTTCGGCTCAACAACAAATGGAGTTCCCTGTCTAGGACCTTTCGGCCTCAAATTCCGTGTCAAGGCCTTCTTAACCCAATCGGTCATAATGGTTACTCACACGCTCTTGTCTAGTCCTGTTCTGAAGAGACCTTCTTCCGCCCATCAGAAAACTATTCATCAAGATCTGGGCTTCATTGGGTTGAATGTGATTCTTCGCAATGACAACGACTTTCGTACTCCAGACAAGCGGTATAGCGGTATAATCTAGGTCACAGAGTCCATCGGCATAATGGAAATTGTTCTGCACTAGCACGATATGTTTGCTTTTCTGACCAAGCAGCCCGAGGTACAGTCCCCAACTCACAACGGGAACATCAACGTTCACGCCTGCACTCAAACTTTTTCCGACGCTTGCATCAGTCCATTCAACCTGAACCAGATCGCCAATATTGAGGTTCTTCATTTCTTCCGGTATTTTTCTCAGTTTCTCACCTGCCTCTAGGACACGATTTCAGTTTCAACCCTACTCTGCAGTTGCAGGAGGGTATTATTCTGGGCATCATAAACGTCCATCATGCAGATGCCCCAGCCTGTAAAACAGAATCTTCCAATATTCGGCAGAATCCCGCTTAACTCAAGGACTCGTTTGAAATGCCGTGACCACACGAGCCGGGCAGTCAACTCAACATTCACGAAATCCCCGTGATCCAGGTATCCATGCGCTTTGTCGAAGAACTTGATTATGCCGCGAGCCTTCCATGAAAGCCGTATCTTTTGCCAAAACCACCATCTGCCATTCAAGAAGAGTCTTATGTTAGGTATCAAGGGATTCGGCCCTTTATCGACCTCTTCACAGATGATCTTAAAGGGAATCTGGACTGTTGCCATTTGCAGTGTTGCACGAACTTTCGGCATCAACAATTCTCGAATCATCTAGGAATTTCCTTCATTTTTGCTGTTTCGGATAATAACTACAAGCAAATTCGCCAGGTGCAGTACAATATTCGCATTTATAGAGTACAGCCGGGTTCTCAATGACCGTGACTGTTACCGCTCCGTTCTGTGCGTTCTTCGCGTAGTCACGAATCTTGGTCTGTAGATGCGCCCCACAACACGTTCCCATATTATCACCTCCAACACATTATGCTTCTTGCAGCGTGAGTGTGAAACGCCGGATGTTTTTACCGGCAAGATCCATCGCGTCAATCATGAGGCCAAGAACATACACGTTCGTGCTGATGACTCGAACCTCATCGGTCACAGCAAACGCCAACTGTGTCCCCGCCTTGCCTGAATCCTCAAAACTCTTAGCCTGACTGCTTGCCCAGACCGTGCCGTTTTCAACTACTCGCAACGTCCAGACCCGGACAACACCACGAGCCTTAACCTTGCGTTTTGCCTCCCCACCCTCCCAACGATCCCACTGAGTGGTAATCACCTCAAAGCCTTCTCCAAGAGACAAAGCATCGAGACTTTTCCCGTCTAACGTTACGGTCATGCTTCCAAATCAACTCCAACCGAACTCTGCAATGTTGCAAGAAAAGATTCAGGAAGATCCTGTTTACCAGCACGAACCTGGTTAACTATGGCGATCAAGACTTCCTTCGCATCTTTCACTGTCAAAGGTCTTCCGAGGAGCTGCCGAATATTCTTCAATCGTTCGACAAGATCAAGATAGTTGAGTTTGAAACTCTTCGTTGTCTTGTCAGGCATGTCATAACTTATTGTGAGGTTGATTTCCCCGTTTTCCACGGTTACTTGAGTTATTTTGATCATAAGATCTCATCTCAGATCTACGGCGATATGGCTGATGCAAGAACCAGTGTGCAAGGAACCTTTGACATAGAGAAGAGACGTCTGCCCGTCAACGATCTCGAAAGTATACGTTGGAGTCTGAATGCCCGTGCCTGAAAGGGAATAATAGTAGTCTGTTGCATCTCCGAAACTGAAGGCCCTCACTTTGCCAACGTACGCGTATTTTGTGGGATCCGCTAAACCGTCAAGAGGCTCCAGCATCAAGTAAAGAGTGCTGCCCTGCGGAATATCCAAGGTCACCGGTTGATGAAGAGTGTCATACATGAGCCACGGGCACGCGATAATACTGATGTAAACCACTGTGTTCGCATTGTCTTTGGTGACTGTGAACGTGTGAGCAGATCCAACTGATAATGCAGTGAAAAATTCTGCATGTGCTCCGTTTCCGCTTCCTGTATCCTGATTTCTAACGTCAAAGTCGATTTGCGCGCCGTCGACGGCGAGGCTTACACCATTTGTGAGAGAGTCTCCAACATTTTCAAAATTCGTTTGACCTGCAGCTGTGACCCCGTAAACTTGGACTCGAAAGACAGCTTGTTTCAGAGCCCCTATGCATGATTCACGATTCGCCGGTGTTATGCTGATTTGCGAAGAATAGGATGCGAGAAAGGAGCCGTTCATGTCTGAGAACGCAACGAAGCCACAGACGAATTTGTCAACAGACATCTCTGAACTTGCTCCGCCCTGTACTCCCTGAACCAAGATATCGTAGGTTCCAGCGTCCACATAGCAGAAGCATTCATGATGACCGCTCACTCCGCCCGACGTTTCTTTGTGGGCCCACACATAGTTTGCACCGACTTTCAACCGGACATACCCGTCATAGCCGGTCGTTCCCCTGTGAGCGTCTATGTGGAAGATTAAGAGGCCTGCTTTAGGCGTCGTCACGTTCCCGTAATCGTGAAGTGTGTCCCAACTCGTGCTGGGCGCAGAATATTCGGTGGTATTATTGATGAGTCCCTGCTCAGACTCGATGTCTCTGACTTGTTCGACCAGCAACCCCATTCTCAGAACCTTCCAGTCCCAATTCTAACCCGCTTATGCGTCGATGAACCGCCAGATGAAGAGGCTTCCAGGATAATATTGTCCAAGATCTTCTCGACTTTCTTGACAGCAAGGTCCACCGTGCGTTCGTCAGCAGATCCTGCCACGTAAACTAGCGGACTGTTAATCTCAATCCTTGCACCAAAACCCATTTGGTCCAAGGGAATGAGAGCCTCAGGTCCTCCCTCGCCAGCAAGCATAACGGTTGGCCGCGTGATTATTCCTCCCTCTGCTCCATGAGGTATTGCGCCTCCTGAAACCGGGACGACTGTTGTAGTTCCTCCAATAGTTGATACAGCAGTCGAGACCGTTTTTGCTGCCGACGTCGCAGCGGCTCCAATGCCTGCGAAAAAGTCAGCGATAGGCTTGAGAATGTTGTTGTAGGCCCAGACGAGAGCGTCGAAGACAGGCTTGATCAAGTGATTGTAGGCCCAACTCCAACCTGCTGAGAGCGCGTTCCATTCTGCCAGAAGAGTACCGACAAGGAATTTGGCTAAGGGTATCAGAACGTTGTTCCAAAACCATGAGAGTGCTGAACTGACAGGTTGAATCACGTTCGTGTTGAACCAGCTTACGGCTCCGCTGACTGCGTTCCATGCAGCAAGAAAAGCGCCTTGCAAGTATGCGCCGATCGTGTTTATCAAGTCTCTGAAAGGCTTGCAGTTGTTGTATGCGTAGATTATTCCGGCGATGAGAAGAGCAATTCCTGCAATGACGAGAATTATCGGGTTTGCAGACAGAAAAGTCATGGCGCCGGAGAGTGCCTGGGTGACTGCTCCCCAATTCTGTATGATACTTATGACCCCGGTGATTCCAGTGATCAAGGTCGGGATGACACTGACAGCCATCGTCATCATTGTTTTACGTTGATTCTCAGATGCCATGTCCGCTCTTTCAGTAGCTACTTTGTAACTTTCTTGCGCGAGCATCAATCGGTTCTGAGCATCTACTGCTTGTGTACTGCCTTCTCCGTATTTCTCAAGGACTTTGTTCAAGTTATTCTGAGCATCACGGACGGATTCTGAGCTTTTCATCACGACGAGGTTTGCACGATCTAACGCCACTTGACTATCTCTGACGCGGTCAACCATGTTGTAAAGGTTTAGCGCGCTCGAAGCAAGGTTGTTGAAACCAAGAACGAGACTCTTGGCATTGCTGCCCACTTTGTTAATCGTACTGCTGGCATTATCGACTGCAGTGAGATCAATTTGAAGACGTGTACCTGAAAGACCGTAACTCATTCAAACCCTTCTGCGATTCACTTTCGCCGTGAACCAGGCAGCCCACTTCAAAAGAAAAGAAACTTGGAAAGGCTTCAGACTCCCAATATACTCGAGTGTGTACCCGTACTCGTGTGCAATGAAACCAATGACTTGCGCGTCTTCGTTGTATTCTATGAAACTGCGGATTTCTTCTCCGGTGGCAAAAAACCTTCAGCTTCCGTTAGGAGCTGCAGGATCCTCGCACCCTTGCCCATTGGAAATTTCTTGACGTCTTCAAGAGTCAGTCCAGGATAGGCTTTCTCAAGCATTTTCCAAAGCATCATAGTTGAATATTCTTCGTTTGTCTTGGCCTTACTCAAATCAGCCGTGTCCTCGAGCACCAGAGGATAATAGTAGATTTCTTCGTCGCCATCAAGAACCATGTGTTTTTCAGTAGCTTTTTTCACAAGCATCTTCGGATCGAATTTCTTTGCAGCAGCACGGCCTTCACTTTCTTCCTTTTCAAATAGGCGTTTTCCTTTTTCAGCAGGGCCTTCAGGTTTTTCAGTCATAGGCAAAACCTCAGACAGAATCCTAGTACGCGCCAAGCGTCAATGATGCGCCTTCGCCAGAACCGTTCTCGATGACGATACCGTTCTGTTCATCTCGCCAGCCATGGTGGAAAATGATTGCGTTCGTCAACGTGTATTTGGGCTGTCCTGCGGGAGTGCTGTTTGCAGGTCCCAGCAAGATCGTGATTTTTGTTCCTGCCAGAACAAGAGCCGCGTATGTCGTGTCGATGAACATTTTCTCAAAGCTGAACTTGAAACTCTTGTTTCCACTCTCGAGGACCGCAGGGACATCACTTGTGAATTTGTAGTCTTTGATAACGTCTGCGTCCATGTCGAACGTGACGCCTTTGATATAGCCCGCTTCAGCACCGTTGACTGTGATACTACCGTTTCGTCCTATGACTGGTGTTGTATTTACCATGTTTTTTCTTCAACCTCCAACTTTTTTCTTGCTTTGCGGAGACTTGCTCGAGGCAAATCTCTTTCGCAACAAGTTAGACAGGTGACCTGTAAGCATCATTTCAAGAAATTCAGACTTACTTCCCTCGAAATAGGAATCGCAAACGGGGAGCGGCGTCCATTCCCACGTTTCAAAGTGACTCGAGCGAAATTCCTCTTGGGTGATCCTCTGGAGGGTTCGCTCATATTCTTCTTTCGCAACGATGAACGCTAAACCGATCCATGCACGATAGTACCGATCATTGTCACTGATGAATAGCAGCGTCTTCCTGGTGACTGAGAGGAAATGTTGAAAGTTACGGTCCTTGAGGCTTGCCAAAGACTGTTTTGGCACGTCGTCAAAACGTCCGCAATACACCTCGAGCAGATAGACATTGAAGAGGTGCTGGAACACATGCTCAAGCATCTTTGACTGAGGATATCGCGCTCGAGTCTCCGGCAGAACCCGATCAATCACGCGCGCGCATAGATTCACAATTTTCTTGAAGAGATGAAGTTTGAGGTCAAGGCGCAAACTGATCTCCTCAAGGCGTGAAAAACATCAAGGCCCGGAATCTGACGACGCCGCCATAGTACAGTTTTCCTCCTGTAGTGATCTCTCCGGGGTGGAACATGGTGGGAATAGCATCTCTCACCGTGCTGCTAAGAGTGCGGTCCGCGAGGATCTTGTCGACGACGTCGCCCATAATAGGCACAATATCCGTGAACCAGTTGGCAGGTTCTGTTTCACGAATCAGAATGACAACGCTGATGCGGATATTGTTGTCAAGCATGTTGCCGAACGCTGCCTGATCAATGTCAGTCAGGTCGGGACTGATTATCGCCATGGGCAATTCTTGAACTCTGAACTGTTCTCCTAAGACCATAGTTTTGATCGTTGTAACCGTTTGAAGGGCCGCCTTGACCTGATCGAAGACCGCCTTGTATGAATCAGAATATTTTGTCATCAATACACCACGTCAGCGATAAGATCTGCCCATAGGAGATCTGACCACAACTCAGGAATCTTCCTCTCCACGTCTTCCATCGTTCTGCGCACAAACGGATTCGGCTTCGTCCCCGGATGCCTGACAATCGGAGTGAAAACCATTCTTCCATTGACCTTGAAAGCCAAAACCTTCGAGAACACCGGGCGAATTTCATGCGGCGCCGTACCATACTCAACGTACACCGCGTAAGGCACAGTTGGACCAACAGATCCTGCCAAACCCTGAACATGCTTCTCAATGCTTCCAAGCAATCTGCCAGATCTCACCGGAGCCCTAGCACTCATCAACGCGTAACCATAATCCACAGCTGCTCTCACGAGTCCAGGCAGAAGCTTCTCCTCAACTTTGTCAGCAACTAGGGAAAGGTTCAAACCCCGCTGCGAAACCTGAACCTGAATGCTCAAAGATCAACCAGCTACCACAAGCCTTCGCACGTACGGCCTGAGCATGCCCTTGAGTTCTTCGTTGAAAGCCTCAACCGCAACAAGTTTGATAACCATCTCGTTCACCTGGACCTGCGGGCTCACTTTCCGCTGGAGGATCCCGTGAAGCATATTGCAACACAACTGAATGCAAACCTGCTTTATGTCATCCGGCGTGCTGCTGAAACCAGCAGTGTACGAGACTCGGATACTCTGCTCAACGATTGCAGGAACCTTGTTAACAAGCATCAATTGACCGGATGGCAGATTCATTATGTAATCTGGCTCCGTCACAGTCACCCAGTTCGCCGTGATACCGTATCCTTGATCATTGTACTCGACTTTTGAAACAGAGAGAACAGGATAGTACAAGAGACTCATCCATGGAAACTGGAAATCATGAAACTCATTTGTGAATGCGAGCCCGTTAGAGGCAAAGAAACCAGTCGGCACCCGGCAGAAATTCTCGATCATCGACTGCCCAAGGACAATTAGACTATCTAGGAACGTGTTGAAATCTGAATCAGTCGCATATCCCAGATCTGTGTACGCGATTTTGCTGTGTGCTTTGACCTCAGTGTTTGAGCAATAGGTAGCGGATCCACCGCCGGTGCCACCGCCTGAGACTACAACTTCATAGACGACGCCCCAACTGAAGTCATGATCTTTCGTGTCCATACTGCTTATGTTAATTGTGAAGTTCGTGGCATCTGGAGCGGAAGGCCAGCAACTCCAGGGAGCAATATCGTCAAGCGGTGTGACAGTGATGTCTGCAAGGGTCGGTGTTGTTGAGAGCCCATGTGGAACGAGAACAGTCTTGTTTCCCGCTAAGATCTTTGCCGTTCCCGTTTTCGTCGAATAGACAGTTACCATTCTTTCTCTTGCCTCTAAGTCAACTGTGGATAGTCGATTCTTTTCTGATAGAAAGCATACCAATAGAGCGTGCGCGCGTCAGTTGCTGCAACAGGCGTTATTGTGCCACCGTTGTTGATGCAGAAGTCTATTTGAAAATGCGTCGTATTCATGGTCAAGATCGTTGGCTGCAAGACCCAAGCTGTCGAGTTGATGTAGGCCGTGCCGCTGATCGAGACCAAAGTTACGTTTGGCGTGACTCCCAGATTATGTTTAATCCAAGATCCGTTGATGCAAGACGTCTCATTGCCTAGATTCTCAAGTCTGATATCGGCGCCGGCGACTCTTTGTTTGACCTGGAGATTCAGATAGTAATCGATATCTCGCCAAGTCAGGACCGGGAGTCCCCAGCTGCTCACGTTGCCCATGCACTGGTTGAACCAGTAACTCGTCATTGTTCCATGAAAAGTCAGGAAAGCGAGTTCTCCGTTCGAACCCGAGCCCGTGCTGTTAACTGCATACCAGGCCGCAGCGGCGATGACTCCTCCGGCAGCTTTGGTCCCGTTGAAGTTCGATTCTGTCGGGAAGTAGCAACTGAAGATGTCCGAGATGTAATTCCACGTTTGATTAGGCCATGGTTTGTAGTTGCTCCAGCCAATGTAGTTGTAATATTGCCGCACCATCTCAAAGTTTGCTGGATGCCCTGATGGAAAGCCCATCATGTCGATACGGACGTTTAGGTTTCTTTCGATCCAGTCCTTGCTCACCCGGTATTCTTGATCTTGGTCAGCGAGGGTGATCGTTGCTCCGGTCATGTCCTTGCTGAGATATCCGTGGCTGTAGAAACTCCAGCCGGCATCACGCATTTCTTTCAGATTAGTGAGAGTGACATAAGACGTGTTCGTGGCTCCAGCCTGCTCTACCCAGCGAGAAACGACTCCTTCGCTGCCTCTGAATCCCCAGATTGATGTCATGCTCTTGAAATACGTGCTATACTGGATGTAGAGAGTGTCATCAAAGCAGATCATGAAAGCTGCTTTGCTCACAGCATTCAAGTAGCCTTGAACTTCAATGTCTGCGTACGGTGGGATCTGGGGATAATAATTCAGCGTGAAGTTTCCGCGCAAGAGAACCTTCTCAGTTCCCTTCGTCCCATTATTCAAATGAGTGAAAGCCCATTGTACTGTCAGGGTTTGGTTTGTGTTCTGATAGTCAATTTGACTGGTGGTCGTATTCTTGACTTTAACGGTCGTGCCGTCGAAATCGACGATATATGCGACTGGTTGATACGGATTCGCAAGGGTGTCTGTTCGATTAGCGCCAGCATAGAAAAATGCGTTTGAGCCGTAATAGTTTCTCGTTCCTTGATAGTCTTCCATGATGAGAATATTGGCGCCGTAAGTGACCGTCGCGCCTAAAGTGCAGTTTTTCAAGAGGATTGTTCCGCCGCTCGTCAGATTTCCAACGGCAGCCATTTGAACTGCAGTCTTATTGAGGTCAAACCAATTCAGCCAGCCATTCGACCCGTTTTGCAGGCAATAATAAGCATCGATAGGGCTGATGATGTAGTCAAACGGTTTCTGAAGCCCACTCAGACTACTATTCACCGGTGTGTCAAGTCTATTCTCAATCGAACGAAGTCTTTCCTCAATCGAGATACTAATTGAGACACTCGCTCCGGCATATGCAGCGACAGCTCCACAAAGCAGAATAGCACACAACATCGCGGTTTTGGACCATGTCAAACCGTTAAGACTGATGCTTTGTCCCTTACTTTCGACCATTTCTTGTCACTTCGATGATTTGGACTGTTCGCCCCACAAGGCAACAACTTCTCCTGCAGAGAAGATTTTCTTCCCAAGCCAACTCTGCAGCCTCTCGAAACGCCTATCCTTCCCCATTGACAACATGTAAACCGTAACAGGCACGACAGGCGGCAACTTTCCTTTCAGGATCTTCCGCCACCGACACACACCACAAACATTGTGCCGGCGCCATAATTTGTACCCGCAGATGTCGACGCAATCCGGAACACCTAGAAGACGCATCCAAAAAGTCCTCTTGTCAGGTTTCCTTTCCGGAAGCGAATACACCGCGTAAGTCTGCCCTTTATCATCAAGAGCCAGAACGTAGTTGTCTGACATCTTCATTAAGACATGCAGACCGTACGCGAAGGCTCGCAACTCTGCAGGACATAATTTTGTGAAATCAGTCATCATGAAACGAAGAAAAAAGGGAAAAGAGTCGATGAATCGAAGAGTTCAGACTAGCTTGCGTGCGTTATTTTACAGATGCTGTTTGCGAAGCCTCCGATGGCGCCGCCATCGAGATGGGTAACTACATACGAGCTCAGTTCAGTTGGCACACGGTAGAGTTCCACGATTGGATCTGGTTGCAGTTGACCCCAGTTTACGCTTAATTTCTTACTGCCTACATATGCAAGTCTTTTCAGTGCAGCGGGGAACACGGTGTCCCAATATGGATCAGGGTACCAGTCGAGGCCCAAGGCTTTTGGTCTTTGACCAACACCTGGCGCGAAAAGGTTGTTCAGGCTGCCGTAGAATTGAGTTACTGCATGGCTTGTCGTGAACGCAGTCCACATGTTGCTCGGTGAAGTCACGATGAAATCTGGTTGGAACGCATCTGTTGCATCCTCTTTGATTGCGTTTGTCACATCTGCGAACTGGAGGGTGCTGCCCGATCCTGCCGAGATTGTGTTGCCAGCGGCTGCTGAGAGTGCTACGGTGATTTTCTGGAATATTCCTTGACGGACACAGCCGCCATGGATTGTTCCCATGCTGTCAACGAAGTCGAAGGCGCTTGTGTTTGCTAGGAGGTCGCTTATCTGGGTGACTTTGCCGAAAGGCGCAAGGGTGATGCTGCCTTTTGCTACGGTGGGATCCGCAGCGGATAATGCAGAACCTTCAGTCCAAGACTCAAAGGCTGGCTGTGTCAACATTTGGACATCGATTGTTTTGCCTGCACCTTTGGGTACGTTGACTATATTAGCAATCTCGCGGAGATCTGCCCAGTTGTTCAATGCGAGTAAGGCTGCTGCTTGAACCATCGTTGGCAAAGCGATGTTGCTTGTGCTTGTCAGGAGTTCTTTGACTGTCATTTTTCCAGCGTCGCTTTCCTGGAAAGTCTGCAATTTCTCAACGAGCGATTTCTTGCGTTGTGCAGCAAAGATCTCTCTCACCGTGAAATTGATGTACGGTGCAAAATCCTGCTTGTTGTCGATTTTCTCGTTAACCTTCTGTTCGAGAGTCTTGATTTTCTCAGAGATCCTCTCATCAATCGACTTGACGAAGGCATCTATATCGAAAGCTTCATTCTTTTGACTCATGCTATCATTCTTCCTTGTCATTTTACTTCCCACATTTCGCTCTAGGGCTCACCCAGGAGAGTCGGAGGGTTGCTGTACCGTTTCACCAAAGAACTGAACAGACTGAAAAATCCGGATTACTTCGATTTCTTCTCTACTGCTGCAATGAGTTCCTGACTTACAATGCGAAATGCATCACTCTTGTCAAGGCCTTCGCTGCGGAGTTCGTGAAAACGAGCCCAATAACCTTCCTTCGTCAGTATGCATTTGCACGGTTCTTTCTTAGACTCTTTCTTAGGTTCTTCCTTCGGCTTCTTCAATTGCTCGAGCTCGCTTTTCAAAGCCTCATACTTGCCTTCAAGGTCTTCCATCTTCTTCTCAACAGTCGCTTGGGTAAGGGTTTTCAGGGTCAAGGCCTGGCGATAACCCTCCAATTCCGCGTACAAAACATTCAGTTTGATGCGTAGCGCGTCTTGTTCAGCAGGCGTAAGTTTCGAGGGAGGCGGAGGCACTTCTTTGGGGTAAAGTTGTTGTTCAAGGTCGAATATTACTTTCATTCTTGCTTCTATTTCTGCTGTTATTTCGTCAGTCGTCATTTCATTAAGACTTTTCGTTGATGAACCAGGCGGTAGTAGATCCTTATTCTCAATCTTCTGTTCTTTTTCTTCTTTTGACATTGTTACACCTTTGAAACTTTCAACCAGCTTCTCAACCGGCATAATACGAGTAAGAGGCACACCTGGAAGCACATCTTTCGTGAGGTACGCCTTACCCGTGAAAACGAGCCCTTCACACGTCCATCCTTCCGGCGTCAACTCAGATCCACGAAGGCACTCAGCTTCGATGCTCACCTGAAGGATCTCGCCCTTCTCCAGCATGCTCAGGGCTTTACTTCCCTTCAAAACCCGGTCCAGACACTCAACCGTGTCATCTTCATAATCAGCGTCGACGATCTGAACTTCCTGCAAGATCTCGGCCGTATGATTCAAATCCGTATGCTTGCCGATCAGAGTCCTGCAAGCCCGGATAAGTTCTTCTCGAGTGTAGATGTTCCAGTTCATGCTTGTAAGCGGAAAGAGCGCTTCAACCTTGAAATATTTTGCCTGATCATCTTCTTTGATAAACTGAATGTGCGGCTGAATCCAAGAAAACTTTTCACGAGTTTCCTGAGGATACTGATAGGCCTTCGTATCGTCAAGGCCCAGTTTGTTCAGCCAGGCATAGTAGATCTGTTTGCCTTCATCACATTCAGTCTCGCCTTTGCAGTACCGCCACATGAAAGCTTGATATATCTTCTCAAAGTCAGGATGCCTAGGCATTCTAAAATCCTTCCCATCAACAAGACGAGCAAACATCTGCAGTGAGGATGAACATTCGGATACCAAACCCAATCATTAGGACCCTTCACCAAATACTGAAAAATCCTTTCAGCATCTTCATCACTCATGATCCGCTTGTCATACTGCAGACATTTCGGACAAGCGTCAGGGCTCGCAACAAACATGAAACTGAGGTTGGACTCAGCCAACAGATCCAGCAGCAACGTCGTCTTTGTCAAGATCTTTAGCGAGTTTTTCATATAATTCCAACCGCTTCTTGCTTTCAGCACTCAGGTTCGCAGCATCTCCAGCAGGAACAAAACGAGCATCAATCACAGTGTTTTTCCCTGCATCTTCAGGATATCCAAGACGCTGACGAGCCCAACCAGGACTCACAATCGCATGCTCAATCTCGCCCTGCAACATCTTGCTCAAAGCTTCTTTGTCCTCGCTCTTCAGCGGTCTCCAAACAAGCTTAACAGGACTCTTCGTCTTGACCATTGAGAAGATGCTGCTTTCATGCATCCTTTTCAAGACACGCTGATAACCACGGACCTCAGCCTCCAAGATCCTCTCCTGGTACTCGGCTGTAGCCATCGTAGTTGTACCGCCAAATCCCAAGGCAGCTTCTGGTACTCCGAGCCCTGCAACAAGATTTCGACTGAAATGATTCAGCAAAGGCTCAATCGTCTGTCGACCGCCAACACTTGCACTCTGATAAACTTCCTCAATGCCCTCGATCGTCCCGTCATTGAAGACATCTTCTCCAGGCTTCCGATTTATGATACCGTTCTTGATCCGGTCAAAAGTTGGTTTGTCGACAGGATTCGCTGCACTTCCAATATTGATGAGCAAGAGAGGATCTGCACGGCGCCGTGCAATCCACGGTAACTTCTCTTCCATAAACAACAATGATTTGATCGTGGGGAGGACGCGGCGAAGGGAGCTGACACCGAAAAGACTCCAAGGCTCAGCATTGAATCTCAACTCAAGAATCTCTTCAGGCTTATACCTCACAGTCTTTCCAAAATCAGGCTGGTAGACATACTCAGTCACTTGACCGTTTGCGTCAGGTTTCTTACCCATTCTCATCGGATTGAGAGCTGAAAATCTCGTGCCCTGATCTTTCTGAACATGCCAATACATGTTCCCGAAAAGAATCGCATACAGAGAACCGTCCCGGATAACGACGTCTGCTTGAACCTCAGTTAGAAAATCATTGATGCTTGTTACGCTGCCTTTATCGGTGCTTTCAAGGTCGTACCCCATCTGCCAAATCATGAACTGTTTGACGTCGACAGCCCGACCAACATACGGAATATAGTAGTACGCGTCGAGATAGTCTTGAAAGTCACCAAAATCTTCCGGATACTTCACACCCGTGATCGTGCCAACACTGACTTTTGCAGCTGTAGCCGGGTTGACCGAAGCCTCAATCAACTTGGCGCTCTGGAGTCTCCCACGGATCTTTGTCTCAGAAGTCTGTTGGGGCTGCTCGGAACTTGCAATAAGAAAGGCTCCAGACACTTTGCCCTCTACAGCAACGAGGCCCTGCAACTTAGGTTTTTCAGGATCCTTCTTTTTCCTGTGCAGCCAACCCATCAATTCTTATCTCCAAGAGTTCCGAAATCAACAAGACCCAAAGTCATCTTCGGCTGCTTAACCGCAGCGTACACAGCTAGGCACGTGGCCCAGAATCGATCATCATGCGAGCCTTCCGGGTGACTGAAAGTATAGATTTCACTCCCAGGCGGCTGCTCCCATTGCACCACATTGAAATCAGCCTGGACGTCCTGATCGAAAGGCAATTCAAAGCGCCTTCTAGCTCCATCGAGAGACAGAGACTTGTCGCTTTCCCGGACAGTCATCATCAGTTGCTTCAATGCCATAGCCATCCCATGTTTAAGAGGCTGCGAAAAATCGATGCCGACGATTCCAGGAAAACCGGCTTTGTTAATTTCCTCATCCATCCCCTTTGTGCCAGTGTGATCATAATAGACAGCTCTGACCTGCTTCCATCGATCGCAGATTGACTTAATGTATGCCATCTGCGTCACGTAAGGAGTACCTAGAGCAAACTTTTTGCAGTGGACTAGCCGGCTGAAATCAGATTCTTTCTGAAGAATAGCCACAGCACCAGGGTCTCTATCTCGCCCAAGATCCCAGCCAATGAAGAACTCGCCTTGAAGATTGTCCTCGAACTTCGCAAATTCCAGTTGCTCATTTTGACATCGAATTATCAGGCTGCTCGGCAGAAAAGAAGTCTCGTCGTCGACGAAACTGCTTTCCATCTCACGCTTCCAACGCCAAGGATCACCAGAATACTGTTCTCGCATCACTTCAACTTGGTACGGATCTAAAGGTCCGTTGGGCTTCAGCACCTCTTTCCAAGTCAAAAAGTACCGGGGAGGATCCCGCTCGAAAATGTTGCCGCTGAAAATCCGGAAACTCTTGTCATAACACATCTTGTAGTAGATGCTGTCTTTATTCCAGGGCGTGCTTGCCACATTAATCTGAACAGTCTGCGTGAGCGTCATAGGCAAAAGCGCGCTGAGCCAAAGATCTGTATCTTGACGAATGAAGTTGATTTCGTCAATACTGATTTTTCTGGGTCCATGGCCGCGAATCGTGAAAGGCTCCGGCGTCTCTGCAAGAATTATGGTACCATTGTTGATGCGAATTATCGTCTGAAGTTCGCATTCAATGTAAGCATCATAAATCTCGCGGTCCATCCGCGCAAGGTGCTCATGAAAAGCTTGAAAATAGATCTCTTTGATCTGCTGAAACTTCGGCATAGTCACGATGATCTTGCAGTTCGGATTATGCATACCGAAGTACAGGTCATCGCCGGACATTGTCATCGTTTTACCGGCGCGCCTGGGCCACCGCACAACCTTGAGAGGTGCTGGATCCTGAAGCCACTCAGCTTGATACTGGAACGGTTTGATCTTCAGAATCTTTTCGAAAAACTCAACCTTGTCCTTCGGGAGCGGAGGAAGGTCGCGTTTCTTGGCCATCTCCCTTTCTAGGTTGCGCAACAATGTTTTTTGCCGTTGCTTCATTCACAAGCTTCTCCAACTTGGCCATATCCTTGTCAATTTGACGCTCATCAATCCCCTGAGCAATCGTATTCATGACCTGCGCAGCGTAAGTAGCAATTCGAGCCCAGATCTGGCGCTGCTTCATCGTTATAGGCTCTCTTTTACCATCAGCATATTGAAACTTGTACATGCCCTTCGCAAACGCAGACGCCATATCAAACAAGTCCTCAAGGCCCCTGACAGCTTTACTCCGCAAACGTTGAGTATCAAGCTCAAACGTCCTGCGCAACTGGAAAAAACGACGGGCTACCTGCGTTTTACGAGACGTTCTACCGCCCAAAACACACTGCCCCCGTCCTTTTTCCAACGTTGAAAACTGCCTTGACCACGAGAATCAACCAAAACCTCGCCCTTCATCACATCCGGCACGTCACAGACTTGAACAGGAATAGGTCCAGCCAACTTTGCGAGAATATCATCTGGCGACAATTTACAAACAGTTTCCGCACGCAGAGAATCCTGGAAGCTATGTTGAAAGATCAAGCCTCGAATCTGCCGTCTCAGAATACTTTCAGCACTTCTTTTATGCCTCAAAAAACCTAGAACCTCCGCTCACGCCACGTTAACCAAGAAAGGACGCGGCGAAACAGAAACTGGCGACTGGACCTGGTTAATTGATATAATGGGCAATTCGCCTTTTAAAAGCTTTATGCAGGCAAATCAACGTCAAATCGCGCCTTTTCACCGTTACCCCATGTCTCAAGCCCAAAGTTTGTAAGAGCCCACTTGTGCCCTCGTTTCTCAAACAAGTCTTCACCAGTCTCAAGTCTCAACCGTTTATTCATCCGAAGGATCCTTCTGCTCACATGCCAATGATGAAGATGATATTCAGGCAATGCCGCAGCGACGTCTTTCGGAAAAATACCGCCGCGTCCAACTTCGAAAACACGCTGGAGGATCTCCAAGTCCACTTGATCTACACAAGCAAGTTTCTGTATCAAAGGCGTGTCAAAATGAAAGTAGCCGGCGCCCTTCAAACCGTTGAGAATTACACGTTGCATCTCTCTAAGTTCACGAATCTCTTTCTTGACGTCTTTCAGAAGTTGCAGAGTATATTTCTGACGACCTATTTTCTCTTCTTTTGTACGCCCCTTTCTATGATACTGCACACCGTTGGGGCCAGAAGCTTGTTCGATCTGTTCACCCATGGAAAACACCAACATCAACACATTCGAAAGGTAAGCCTGGTTGATCTACATCCATAGGGCTCGTGTGGGCTCGTCTTGAAAACAATGGGCTTTTCCCATGCTTTGCATAGGGCTCGAAAAAGCCGTTTGAACGGCCTTCAACTGACATAATCAGGCAGCCTCCTCTGTTCAGGACCCGCTTGAGACACGTTCTCCAGAGGAACAACTCTCTTCAATGCCCCGGTGAGCTCCTCCAAATCCACATGCAAGGCCTGAACCTGACCCTCCAGCTTCTTCACCCGCTCCGGCATCAACAAATACTCAATCGCAGCGTCCCGGCTGAGATGCTCAAGCTCACCCTGGCTAACTCCTGGACTGTGATCAATCTTCCTCTCCGGCGTACTGACACAGAAATACGGACTCAACAACTTCGCGACTGGATCGTCAACCTTCAACTCGTAACCTCGACAGATCTCGCCGTCACTCAACCTGCAACCGTATTTCATCATCAGACTCTTAGCCACTCGATCAGCAAGATTCTTCGCCAAAACAAACAATTCACCAGGATGCTTCCCGTAAAGCGTTTCCACATGCACAATCCAACTTCGCGTAGTATGCCTCACATGAACCCCTTGTTCGAGCCCTAACAAAGCAGTCCAATTCACCATCTCAACACGCCTAAAATCAGCAGGCAAACAGCCCTCAGCCACAATCTCAAACCGCACCTGACACCGATCAAGTCGGTATACGCCGCTCCCGAACACGACGTCCTCACATGATGCGAGAAAAGCTTTACCTCGACCTGTCAGCTGATAGAAAACTGCTCGACTCCGCACTTTCCGTTTGATTAACCCGCATTTTTCCAGCTTCTTGATGTAGTACGTAACATGCTGCCTGCTCCAACCATAGATACGGCCGATCTTGGCAGGGTAGTCTTCGACCTCGACTCGTTTGAGGATAGGGATTACTCGAGTGCGAACAGTACTGAAGTCAAATTTTACTTTGTACTTCCAACGACGAAAATTTGTACTTCCAGATGACGTCAGAGAAAACAGCCTCACAATCTAGGTTTTCGAGCGAGAAACTTGTCTTTGCATTTGTCAGAACAGAAATACCAAGGCTGAACGGCATTCTCAATTACTTTCACTTTGTTCCATTTGAACTGACCACAGCAATGGCAAAGAAGAATCTTGCCGCATTCTACACAATTTACGTTAGGAGGACGAATGCTCATATTTCTCGGTCTCCTGGCGCAACGTACGGCAAAATCAAGGCCTTAAAGATCTCTTCTTCCGTCTTGCTGGCTATCACCATGCCCTTCTCAAGCACGCCTCGAGACGCACTCAACATCATTCCCAACGCCTTCGCATGCGTGCAAAGACGTATGTTATGGTCTGTGCTGCCCGTGCGTATCAGGAGAATGACGCCCCATGTCTGAGCTGTCGCCGCGTAAAAGTCAACTTGAGCCTGTCCGTCTGGCGAGTTAGCAAACGGAACGTACATACGAATAAGCTCGGGACCTCCGATGCCCGGTTTGGCGTCGAGGTCACTTCTCATCAAGATCGGAATGCGACCCCACATGAACGGTTTCGGAATAACGACGATATCAATGTCATGGACTTCCAGCCGTCGACGTCTCACAGATCCGGCAACTTGAGCGTTCTCACAGCAAGGTTCTATGACTTGCAGAATTTTGAAGGCTAGACGCTCAGCTTCTTGAAGCTTCATCTTATGTCACCTCAAAAGAACCTCGCATCGATTGAAACAGCCGAAACCAACTCAGCACGCAACGGCAACCCAGTCTTCAAGATCTCACTTTCAACCGCGTCTTTGGAATCTCCGAACCTTGCTTTCAAGTGTTCGAGAATGGCTTCGCGCTCGTCAATGGCAAGAGCCGCCCAGTCGACCACGTACACTTGGGTCTTGCCGAGCCCTTCGATCTGAGCGTCGATCGGAGAGATAGTTTTGACGGGTACTTCGCTGTCTGGAAACACGTAGCCCCAGATCTTCTTTCCTTCCTCATTCAACAATGCTTTCATTTTAAAGCCTCAAATATTTCAGGTGAGTACATCGAAGAGAGTAACGACTCTAACTGTTCAACAAACCATATCTTGCTTGCAACTGCTCTATGTTCAAGTATCCATTCAATACGTTCTCTGATCTGATTTTTATTCAGCATTTTGCCTTCCCCCTTCTTTTTGCATCGCTTAGTGTTTTCTCTGGCTCCCAATCTCCCGTGAGGACAGGACACACTTCGCAAAACATCTTGTCTCCGATACATGGATCACCATTGTAGTCGCAAAGATCCTCTTCCTCGAGAACATCTTCACCGCAATCATACTCACTTTCGTCACTCATTTTGAACCCTCAGAACCTTTCATTTCTTCACCCTCTTCTTCTCTTGTTGCCATTCCCTAAGCGCGTCTGAAAGTCTTTGCTGCGAAATGCGAAAACCGTCGATTCTACCTCTCGCGTATGCGTCGTGAAGCATCTTATTCAGTTTTGGCGGAGACGGACCTATGATGCGCTCACGGATTTTGCGATGCAGATTTACCAGAAGGTTCAGAGGTATCGGATAGAAAACGGCTTTCCCTTCTGCATACAGGTAATAGGAAAACCCGTAGGCTCTCGGAATAAGCGACCCTCCTTCCAACTCATACCGAGTCAAGAGTTTTCGCAGTTTCATTTTGGAACCTCTTCCTTGAATTTGACGCCCTGCGCCAGGCAGTAGTAGTTGCGGTCCGAATGCTTCTTAGCGATTAGATCCTGTTTTTCTAAGTCATTGAGAGCATTGTTCACTTCTTGAGGCGTTGCACTCCAATGTTCTTCCTCGACAGCTTTCACAATCTCATCCAGGCGGCGCCACGAGTCCAACTTGCCCTTCTTGGCAACTGAAAGAACCTTGCCGCGCATATTCTCAGTACTGACTGTGACGAGTTTCTCGGCAGAAGCCACATCAACAACAGTGACAGTTCGCTGCAGCCCCACAACCGCAGGATCTGCGTCTTTCTGCAGGAACGGATGAGACCCAAGGCCCTCCGGGAACATCTGCCTGAAAACGCTTTTCAACTCATCATAAAGTTTCAATTCCTCTCCCGCATCGTTCACATGTTTTTCCAAATCCATCTTAACAGCCTCTAGAAACTTGACCCGTTTCTGAAGCTTCTCCACATCTTCATTGCCCCGCGGGGCAATAGGGGTGGCCACCCCTACGGCCTCAGGCGTCATCATTTCTTTCACTGAAAGCTTGATGTTCGCCTTCTCCTCGAGCTGTGTATTCCGCTTCTTGAGATCTTCGACCTGGTGCTCGAGGCTCTTGACAGTTGACTCTTCCTCTTTCTTAGCAGCAACCGCCTTCGCAATCTCTTCCTGGAGACCGCCCAAGGCTCGCGACAGATCCGCAGTGAAAGGCTTCGGCTCAATCAAAGGCGTATCAGCGCCATGAGGACACAATCGCTTGCGGACCGCAATCGTGTCGACGCCGCCCTTGTGACTGACCACAAACGAGCCCGTAGGCAACTTCATAATCTGCTCTTCACTGATGTTCAGGTGCTGTTTTTTCACGACAAACATGAGACCGGTTCTAGGGTCCAAGTCTGCCGGGTTCATGAATTTGCCGAACAAGTTAATGTTGCACTGGCTCAGCGGGCTCTTATGGAGATCTGCCGGGCGCTGGCTAATAAGAATCGGAAAAATACCGATCTTGCGGCCGTGCCTTGCGATAAGGCTCACTCGAGACAGAGACTGCCTGGTGACTTGATCCCACATCTGCGGCGCCCAAATATCTGCCTCTTCCAATACCAGGAAGAGCACGCGCCTATACTTTTGCTCGAGACGGTAAAGATTCCACAAAAAGTTGGAGACAAACTTGATCTGCTCTCCTTCATCCTCGATATCGCTCACGTTGACGACGAGGCTGATGCCCTTCTCCAACGCGGCTTTGACATATTCATGTGCAAACGCAGGCTCAAGCGGGAGATCCTGATAAGGCCCACCGACAACGACCACATTATTGTACCGGGCTTTCAACGTGTGCCACTCAGGAATAGGCTCGATAATGATTACTTGCGCATGATTGTCCAAGACGTCTTCAACGAGGTCCGCTGCGGCGTTACTTTTGCCGTGACCACTCATCGCTAATATACTGAAGCGTAAGCCTTCACGCTTGTAATCATCAGTGTCGATGGCAAAATCAGAAGATAACCGTAACCTCAA